CGGCCAGATAGTTCGTCCATATGTCGCCGGTGCTGAGTGTGGGCGTGCTTGTGAGGACGTGTTTGCGTGCCGGGAACGCCTTGGTGCGTTCTAGGCATAGCGACATGGCGGAAGTTTCCTTGTCGGTCGGCGGTGCAAACTTGTCCAGCTCGTCGAGGACGGCGATGCAGACCGGACGGCTTGAGATGTTGGCCGGACTGTTCGATCCGGTCAGCGTCAGCGTGCAGTTCAGGAACTGCATTTCCAAGTTGGCAAAGTCGTCGCTGTCGTAAGGAAACAGCGCTTTGACCGGCTTGCATTTTTCAAAGATCGGCACCAGTCGCGTCTTGGAATATGACCGCGCCAGATCCGCGTTGGGCATGACTAGGAGTGACGGCGCTGGGTCGTTCGCAATCCGATATGCCAGCCACACCGCCAGCGTCAGCGTCTTGCCGGTCTGCGATCCCCAGCACAGGCAGACCGTGTGAACGCCCGGATCGGCCAGCGCTTCGAGTACGCCCCGGACGTAGGGCGAGTTCGCCGTGGAGTACAGCCCGGGCCGAGCTGTGATCCGGCTGTCCAGTTGGATGTTTCGCTCCGCCCACTCGATCACGGACGGCGGCTTCTCATAATGCCAGCGCGCCTTTTCCCGCCGGCGCAGTTCGGTCTGTGCCTTTGTCACAGCGCCGATTCCACCTGGCGCATAATTTGCCCGACCTCGTTCTCGACCTCCGCCTGCACCTCGGCCGCCGGTCGGTTGGCGCAGATCGGTGCCAGCCTTTTCGCCATGCCTTTCAGCAGCGGAATCAGCGCATTGTCTCGGGCGGCAAGCAGCTTGTCGGCCTCATCCACAGGCACCATTTTACCCTCAGCTTCGTTGATGTCGGGCCGGTCGCCTTTCATTTTGCGGAGCGCCTCCACTACTCGGGTGTAATCGCTGATCAGAGCTGACCGCTCCGGGCCGGTCGCCTGCTTTGCCGCTTCGCCCAGTGTTGCTGCCAGTGATTCAAGTCGATCGATTTCGCCGTCCAGACCGACGCCGTCGATCGCCTCAAGTGCTTTGGGTGGGTTTGCGGCCGCCTGCTTTTCAAGTTGGCGCCGGGCTTGGCGCAGACCGACGCCGGCAGCAGCAGCCTGTGCATGGATTGCGGTGTTTTTAGGGCGTCCCATAGGTCAAACTACGGTTTTTAATTTTTGCACAAGAAAATCACGCAAGTCTTTGCCATCGCGAAGGCTTGCTTTGGTTGAAGAGATTCCTTCCATATCCCCCAGTGGCGGGGGGTATGGGGTGGGGGTGGCTGTGGTCTATCACTCGGCCCCTTTGAGCTCGTTGTACGCCCTCACAATGGGCTCAGCTTCGCGTATAAACTGCTCGCGCAGCTCAGCATCCTGACTGATGTACTTTGACCCGCGATTGCCTAGCCACTGACAGGCTTTGATCACCGGCCATAGAAATGGCTTGGGGTCGGCGGGCACGCTGGCTGTGATCGGATCCGGTAGCATGCCGATCCGCAGATATGTCTGACGCATCTCGCCTGCGTCAGCCTGGCCTGATGTTAGTTTATGCTGAGCAGCCGCCACCTTCTCATAACGCCTGCCCACCTCCTCAGTGATGCCTGCCTGCTCGCACAATTCCCGCACGTCCTCGCCTTCTGTCCTAGCCTGTTGGATAATCGTGCCAGCCTCGGCCGCCAGACCGATTGTCTTGCCCACCAGCTCCAGCGCCTTGTCGCGTGTGTCGTTTAGTTTAGTGACGATTGCTTTCAGTTTCATTTTTTAATGCCTTTCTTGACTGCGGCCATGTTGAATTTTGGAGCCTCACGCCGCCGCTGTGCGTGCACTCTGTACGCCCGCTTGCGATAGGACTCTCTGGCCTTATCGCTTTTCTGTGATCGCGACCGAATCCCGAGCCGGTCATAAACTTCTGTCACCTGCTTGCTGATGGCCTGCTTGGTCACGCCGTACCGCTTGGCCACCGCCGTCATGGACTCCGGCGACTTGTTCAGCGCTATGTTCAGCACGGCATGGCCCAGCGTGTCCGTCCGGTTAGCCATCGCCGGGTGATCAGGTGCCTTCGCCATCAGATATTCAATCACCTTAGTCGTGGTGAACGCCGTGCTTGTGGTGACCGTAATTTTGAGCTCGGAATAGGCCTCAAACACCAAATCAGACAGCGTATCCATGGTCATCGCCGGGTGCTGAAAGTTGGCGGGTATTTTTTCGATGATTTCTGCGCTGTTTATGATCACCGGAAATACCCCCTATCGATGGTCAATGGATGGAAACTCCGAACCCTATCAATGGATATCCCCTTAAAGGGGGGATATCCATCAATAGGAGTTCTACCAATTTCCGGTGGTAGAAAAATAATAAGTGGTGATAGGTTTTTTGGGGTCATTTTTAGTCCTGTTTTAATACGTATTTTTTGGCCTTTTCTGTGCCTATATTTTTGATCAAACCTTCAATCTCCCATGCTGCTGTCAGATCCCTGCTTTTTGTGTGCCCGACCTTAGATTTGTTGCGGATTAAACTTTGCAAATCGCCAGCGCTTATTCCTTTTGAGATAGAACTGCGATAATCTTCAAAGTTGACCACAATCTCCGGCCTGCCTGCCGTCTTTCGCTCCGGCTCATCGGCCCCAATCCACGCCAACCCAACATCGCTGTGGCGTAGGTTCACGTAAGGCTGAATGGCGGTTTGCGCCACAATGCCACCAGAATTGAGATTTGACCGCTTCCCGCGCTTGGTCACCTCTAGGCGGTAAACGTTGCGCTGTTCGGCATCCTGACCGCTTGGCGCAAGGGTTAAAACGCTCCGGGCCCAGTTGGTCAGCTCGGACGATCCAAATCCGCTATATGCCTTGTCGTGCCCTTGGTAGCCGTTGCCTTCCCGGACGGGCTTTGGCGTGTGGTGAATGAGCATCCACGCAAAGCCGGCCGACAGCGACAACGGATTCAGCATCGTGCGAAGGAACTCGCTGGCCGTCTCCTGGCTGGAAAGGTCGCCGCCGATAAACGCAAGCAGGGGATCCACCCACACCAGATCCACCTTGTACTTTTCGACAAGGCGCCGGACACGATCGACAAACTTTTCCCCGGTGGACGTGCAGTCTCGGACGATAATCACGTTCGCCTTCACCAGCTCGATCTCGTGCGGCGTTAAATTCATGGCCTTGAGAACGCCTTGGATTGCCTCGGCCACGTCACCCTCGTCGTTCTCCGCCTGAATGATCAGCGACTTCAGCCCGTTGCCATGTGGGTTAATGCCAAAGAACGCCCGACCGATTGCCCAAGTGATGGCGGCCTGCGTACACAGGACAGACTTGCCAAGCCCGCTGGATCCCACCCAAAGCGCCGACCCTCCCCGGCAGATCCACCGCTTCCCAAGCAGTTGGGTCGGATCTTCGGTCTCTTTAAAATTGAGCAGCTCGTCCCACTTGTAGGGCTCGGGAATGTCGCCAAACAGGATCCGCTCCTTCCATTCTAGGAATGAGATTTTAGGCGTTCCGCATTCGACCAAGTCCTGCCGCTGGCCGGTGGCCGTCCGCATCGCCCCGGGCAGACGTGACAGGCGCCCCGCGTCCTTGTTCGCCGGATCCGGCTTGGAATGTTCGAGATGCTTGTAAATGAATTCGACGCGTTCCTTGAATTCCTCCTGCGTTGTCGCGTCGATCCGTACCCACGCGTGAAGACTGCGTGAACCGCTTTTGATGATGCAGGTGGTAGGTAGTCCGCTCTTTTTAATAATCTTCCACTGTTCATCCATCGTCGATTCATCGAATTCAATCAGGCAGTGCCGCCATTTCACAACGTGCTCAGACTTACGGCCTTTTCCGTTGTTAGGATTGATCGACGCATACACACCCACGGCGTTCCCCTGCCATTCCTTCAGCCCTTCGCCTTTAAATAGCTCGAGCCATTCCTCTCGGGTGCGGGTTTCCCCGGATCCGTCCGGGCGCTCTCGGTCGTCGTCCCGAATGCTGCGGGTGATGTTGATCATCTCGCCCACTTCAAACGCTGCCGTCAGGAACTTCTCCACCGGCGTCTCGTCCACGCTCCTAGGCATGGCTGGGATGGGATATCCTTCTTTTACGATCTGTAAATTATGCAATTTGTATTTTCCTTTCGGCTGATAGGGCTCCCGAGCCGGCTGTCTGAAGGCTGACTTCGTGCATCCCTCAGCCTCTTTCAGCGGTAGATTGTTCCGCACGCACCATTCCTCGGCGTTCGTCAGCGTCTCATCCTGGCACGCACCGGAATCGCGCCACTGAAGGCACAGTTTGAACAGTTCCGTGTTGCGGGTGCCTTCCGGGGCTCCGTTCTTCATGACCTCAACGGCGGCCGGTGGTAGTTGGTGGATCATTTGCTTTCCTTACCAACGGCCTTGGTATCCATATCCCGTTTCTGATACCCCTTTGCTCGCTTCAACAGCTCCTGGGCAATCGTCAGCGCCAGATCCAACCGCGTCCCGGCGGCCTTATGCTGCTCGGCGGCCAGATTCCGTTTGGCACGTTCCAAGATTTCGACCAGCCATGTAGTGCGTTTTACGCTCATCGCACGCACCACTTTCCGGCTGTATACTTTCGGACTTTTAACAAGTAATCCGTAGAGCAAATATCAAAAAGCCCTGCAAGTTCGGTATTGATTAAGCTAGTAGCCTTTTCGGGCGGTATAGCACGAAACTGCTCAACCAATTTAGCGGCAGTAGCAAGATTTACTTTGCTCGATGATATTGCGATTTCCGACCCAAAAACATTGGCAATTCTTTTGAAGCATTTTTGATGGTCATTAATAACTCGCTTGTCTCGCGTCTCGACTCGCCATCCATTTATTGTGGCTCCATTTTTAAGCAGTTTTCTGGCCCGGTCTTTTAACTGATCGATAATTAGCGTTAGTCGCTCACATTCTCGCAGAATTGCTGACAGATCCGATTCATTTATTGAATTAACCTCATCGGTGTTTTCAATTTTCAAAATTGCAAGCATAGCGTTCGATGGATGCTTCATTTGATTTACTTCGCTCACCACTGCCCCATTCCCCACCGCATCCGGTTGCCCCGGGCGATGATGACCTGCTGGGCGTACTGCGCAGGCGTGTAGGTGCCGATGACGCGGGCGTAGAACATGGACAGGAGATCGGCTAAGCTCATAAAATCTCATCCTTTTGGATTTGTTTAAACCACTTCCATAAAAGTTCTGTTTTAATTAGACTAGAAAGCGTATTAATTTCTATTAGGTCATCTATGGCCTTTGCATTTAATTTAATCTTTTGGCTTTGATGCTGCTCAATAACACATTTTGATTTAATCGTTATTTTGTCGGCAAAATACATGTATCTAGTTATTGCCTTTTTTTCCTCTTCAGTAGTTAGGGTTTTGCTTAATTTCACAGCACGGCCTCCGGCAGCGGCCCGGCCAGCTTGTAGATGTATTTTGTTCGGTCGTATTCCAGCGGGTATCCAAAAAAGTCACGCAGCAGATCGATGTCCCGCTGGATCGTTTTGTAGCTACATTCGAGCTCGGCCCCGAGGCGAAACGTGCTTGGCAAGCAAAGATCGTGACGCAGTTTTGTCGCTATTACGCCAAGGCGCCGGAGTGTCGGCCTTGTATCACCCTTACGCAGCGCCCTCATCCTGGCGCTCATCAATGTCGCTTTTTTAGTTCGCACGAGTCACTTCCACCGTTGCCACCCTGGGCAACCGCATCGCATTGAATTGCGCCTCACTAGCGGCAAACACGTCGATCACCGGCAGCTTTCCCCCGCTCGCCTTTTTACTTTTGACTGCCGTGCCTGTATCCACCGCCACCCACTCCCGCTTTCCGTTCATGATCTTAATCTTCGACCACAGCGGAATGATGTCGGGATCGACGGCGCAGTGGCGGCCAGCCCGCAGGCGCGTCCCGGTGCTCGATTGGAAACGGCTCGACCACTCATCCTCCCCGGGCCAGTAGCCGGTGATGCGGACTTTCATTTTCTTCACGTCGATCCGCTTTGCCTCCGGCCTGCAATCGATCATGACGTTCGACGCATGCCCGGACGTGATCCCTAGGATGGCAAGAATGGACAGCAGTGCTCTCACAGTCCCTCCCGGATCCGGTCAATAAGTTCGTTTTCGCGTTTTTCTGCTGCGGTTAATGCACGAGATACCTCAAGACCAAATCTATTGCTTCGATCTAATTGCGATTTTAATAATTCAAGTTCCATAGATAGCAATCGAATCCGATTTTGAAGCTGTTCGTGCGTCGTTTGGTCGGGAATGATCTCGATCATTTTACACCTCCCCGCGGGTCGTACTTCTTGAGCCTTCGCCACACCTCACACAGCAACGTAAACATTTCAAAAGCCTCGTGAACTTGCTTTGCCGTGTAGCGAATTTCTTGCAACTGGCCTGTCACTGGATCGATCAAGACGTTCCGGCAGGCCATGCCTTCGTCCGTAAAGGCGTACGCATATGCAGATAGCTGCCAAACATCGCTCTCGTAGGCTGCCGCCTTGCCGTTCTTAAATTTACGGGTCTTAAAATCCACCACTTCAATCACGCCATGAATGTCGGCGATCAAATCCACCCGGCCTGCGTATCCTTCGGCCTCGTTCACCATGACCGATTCGCTTGCGTGTACTTTGGTCACGCAGCACTCCCGCCATTCCTTTAGGCTCGCATAATGTTCCTCATACCCATTCACCAGCTCACCCGGCTCTTGCCGATTGATTATGATTTCAGCCAGGGAATGAATTTGAGTTCCACGAAGTGCAGCCGCCTCTACTTCTTTTCTGCTATCCAGCACGGCTCGCTTTGCGAAGTCAGCCAACGATTCACCTTCGATATGAGGCAAAGTTAATGAGGAGGCCATAGCCTGCTCCACTTGCCAATTTATCAATCCACCCTTTTGAGGGCCCGCTGCTCCGAGGATGGTGGTCACGGACGGATACGCTCCAACCTTGCGGGCTGAGCGTAGGTCGCCGTGGCACGACTCGCCGGTCGCCATGTAGTAGTGCGACGACTCAGCCTTTGCGGTTGCGATGATAGGGGCCATGGCTTTACCAGTTCCGAATCCATCCGATCGAAAGGACGGCCAGCGCCACAGCGATCATCGGGAATACGATTTGAGTTAAAGTTGTAAGGATTTGCATTTTGTTTTTCCGAGCCGGACAGACGGATAGAACATCCGCCGGCTCTAGTTGGTTAGGATCTCGATTGTCTCCGGATTAAAAGGGGACGTTGTTGCCGTCGCCGTCTTCTTCGCCGATCTTTACGGGTTCGGCGTTGCCTGTTCGGTTGACCTTCCGAACAAAGTCTTTATCCACGGTCACTTTGTTTTTCCCCGCGGGTAGGACTGCCTGCACGTTGGCGTAGGTGGATCCGTCGCGTTCCGTGTGGGTCACGAGGATCTGACAGGGTTTGCCAATTAGCGTTTCCAGATCGAGATTCTGGGGTGGCGCCTTCTTTGCGTAGGACTTCAGGTCTTTGAAAAGCGCAGCCTTTTCATGCAGGCTGAGCCCGTAGCGCCGGCCGATGGTGTACGGCCGTCCGTCTTCCATCTTCAGGCCAAGCTGCCAGACGATCCTGACCTGGTGCTTTTTGCCGTATTGGGTTTCGATGATTCCAAGGTCTTCCACGTCGCAGAAAACTGCGTCATGAGATCCTTCGGGTGCGGGAGTGTATGTCCCGCCTCTGCTTGCTACTATTGCCATATTTTTATTTTCTTTCTTGGTTTGGGTTTCTTGGATTTGCTTCGACTACTCGTCGTCGCAAAAGTCGTTGGTGATGTGCGGTAGGTTAAAATCTTGGAATTCACGTTCCGGCTTCTGCCACGCCAGCTCGTGCTGACGGGCCAGCCGGTGCGCTTCGGTCAAGTCGCCACGATTGACGGCGTCACTCACCTTTTCCGCTGAGTTGGCTTTCGCCCGGAGCGTGGCCGTTTCCATGATTAGGAATGCTTTGTTCGGCATCATCCGCCGTACCTGTTGTTGCCCGAGTAGTCGCAGAAACGCTGAAAGCTACGGTCAAAGTCGCCGTGCTCGCGCTCGTACACGTCGTGCTCGTAATCCGGCTTGTCGTTGACCGGAGCAGGCGTGGGTTCTTTCGCCTTATCCGCGTTGAATTGTTCGTCGTTTTTAGGATCGCTCATTTTTTGCCTTTCGTTGCGAGTTTCATGGATTGAATCGTCGTTTTGATTGCTTCCTGCGTGAGACACTTGGTCGTGAACCTCCACACGCGCCATCCCAGATCGGCGGCGGCTCGGTACTTTTCGCAGTCCTTGACCATCCCCATGCCCCGCCCGTGGCGGCCCCCGAAGGGAAGGAAGGCACCGCCGTCCAGCTCGACGGCACACCGGGCGTCTGAATTTGCTAGTACGTAGTCAAACCTCCACTTGCGAGTCGGGTGAAATTTGTATTCTGCTGTGAGCTCCGGTCCACCGGCTGCCTTCCAAAGCAGAACGAACTTGCTGGCCAGTGCGCTCATTTGGCCTGCCCTTGCTTGGCAATCAGGGACGCCACGACCTCGTTTAGTCGGGCGATATCTCCCTTGAGCTGCTTGACTTCAATTTGTAACCCAATAAGCGCACTCGCCGACGACCACTCCGCCATCCCTACCGACTTGGACGGCACCACGACCCCCAGCACGCCCTCGGCTTCGAGATCCCGGACGCTCATTTTCCAAGCTCCTTGCGGGCAAAGTCGATCACCCAACAAATGACGGCGATCGCTATGGTCAGGCCGCCCACCCCGCATCCCAAAAACAAGCCCCAGCCCACGATCAGGCCTGAAAGCTGGGCCAAATCCTTCATCAGCTCCCAAGAAATCACTGTTCGCCCCTTACTTGGCGATGCCATGCCAGCCGGACGGCGGGATCCGGGTGCCAAACGTACGCGTCAGGGCCTAGATTATATCCGCCCCGTTTATTAAAGTTAACTTGTTGGTAGTGACGCTTCGGAAGCTCAGGTATTACCTGCGATTTTACAACTCTATCTAAGTCGTTGTAGTGATAAGCTATCGGAGCGGTGGGATTTGAACCCACGATTCTATTTCTTTCTTCGTTTTGATTTATTATGCTAGGGAAGTTCATTGTATGTTATTGCTTCAAACTGAGTAAATGTTACCGTTGTAACCATGGCCTTTTCTTACGTTAAACGCGGATCGCCTTGGTTCTTCATTCGCTACAAAAACGAAGAGGGCAAATGGCGCAGTAAGGCCACCCGCTATCGCATCGACAATACCCTGCACCGGGCCAAGGCAGTTGCGGATGCAGCCCGACTTGGCGTTCACGAAAACACCGCAAAATGCGGCCACGATTGGGTAAACGATTTGATCGAAAATCATCCCGTTTCCCCTCTTACAAAAGTTTATTACTTGAACTGCTGGCGTCATCTTGAGCGATTTATTTATGAGAAAAAAATAAGTCTGCAAGCATTTTCCGCTAATGACTGCGAAATTTATTTAAAATGGAGACAATCACTGCCCCGCACCTCTGGCGGAAAGGCCGGACGGAATCAGGCGTGCCAAGATTTGAAGATTCTTAAATGGATTCATCGTCAGGGCCGACTGCTTGGAAAGATGGATTCAGTTGCTCTGCTAGACTATAGGATTAAACGTGCCCCCATCTCTCGCGTTAAACCTGTGTTTTCAGATAATGACATAAAAATCACCCGGAAAGCCTTGGCCGTAGATGGCGTCCCTGAATGGATGCGGATTTCATTTGAGATCTCTCTGGCCACCGGCTGTCGTTTGCGTGAAACCCAGATCCCCCTGGAGTGCGTGGATCTTAAAAACCGGATCCTGACCTTCCCTCACCCTAAAGGTGGAGCCGGTAAGTCGTTCAGCATTCCTATCCCTGCCGTCATCGAACCCATGCTGACGGCGATGAAAGCGGAGGGCCGTGAAGTCACTTGCATCGTGCCCAAGACCCGGGCGTCCGTGTGCTGGCGCAGGCTGCTCGACATTTGCGGACTTAAAAAACATTGTTTCCACTCCCTCCGGGTGACCCGAGTGACTCGTCTCCGGCTCGGAGGATGCTCGCAATCCGTCGCCATGAGGTTGGTGAATCACAGTTCGACCTTAGTGCATGAGCTTTACCAGCGGCACTGCGTGGAAGATTTGAGGGATGCTGTGAACGTAGGCCAGCCTGCAGCCGCCTCCACCGATCAAAATCCGACGGAATTACCTTTCCCGCGATTAGCGGAAATCCCGGCAGTGCCTGCATTTGCTTGATACGAGTGTAGCCTAGGCCGTAAGCGGCACCGAGCTGGCGGAGGGATAAGGCGCGATCCTCCTGGCGCAACCTTGCGGAAATATGATTCAACCGATCCGACCCCATAACGTTTCCTAGTTTTTTATTCTCGGTCGAGCAGTCGGGCAACCAACTGAGACAGTGTAATCTTGCGCTTTGCGGCGAGATTTTTGGATGATTTTCTGATGTGCTCCGGGATCAGAATGTAGGCTTTTTCGCCTTTTTTCGCTTTTATCGGAGCACCTTTCATGCGCCGTGTATGCGCCTACAATACGGACAAAGCAATATCTTTTTATCCTTTAAAGGATATGATTTCCGCCTTGAGTGCGTAATAGATGCGCATAAAATGCACCTATGAAAAAGGTAAAAACCAACCTTACCCTAGATCCAAAAGTGAAACAAAAAGGCGAGCAGTTGGCCAAAAAAAACGGATTATCTCTTTCGGCATATATCACGACCTTACTTGTCCGGGAGCTGGCCGACCACAAAAAAACTGGTAATTAACTTTATCCCTTTTGGGGTATTTTCTTGAGTTTGTAGTAAGGTGCGGGCCGGGTGTATTGGCGCTTCGGGCCATATTTAGAAAGATGGTTTCCTGCTTTCACCAACTGATAAAACTTTTTCTTTTCTGCCCTTCCCTCTTTCACCATGCGACTCATCATCCGGCTAATCGTCGGCCGCGTGTATCCGAATATCTTTTGCAAATCCTCGATTGATTTCCACCCGGGTGGGATGGGTTCAATTCGCCTGCCCGCCATATGCTCGGCGAGCGCTTCCGCCCAGTCCTTTAAATCGGCAGTCGCCATTCTCCCTCCACCGGGCTCACCACGTTGACCGTGCACCCTTCCCCGCCGTCCACGTACTCCCCATACGCAATCCCATGCGCCCAGCGCGTCACAGAGCGATTGCGGCGGGCGTAGTGCATCGATCCGATGTCGGCCAGACAACCGATCGACCACCCCACTGGGGCGCCTACGCAACGGCCGGCCGCTCGATCGATCCGGTGTAGGTGGCCAAACACAACGGGACGGCGGAGCATTTCAACATGATCTCGGACGGCCATCTCGTTGAACATGTAGCCGTGGCCGAAAAGAGTTCCGCCAAAATCCAGCCAGCCTTTCTCGATGTCGTACTGCGTGACCTTGGTTTTCATTTCCTTCATGGCCGTCATCAGCTCGGCGATGGCGCTAGTGGCGCAGTGAGCGACGATGGCGCTGGGGCTGTTCTGCATGGAATACAAACGATCTTCATGATTACCTGCAAAAAAATGCGTTATGCGTAGTTCCCGCAGAAAGTTGATTCCGGCATCAAAGTCTTCCCGGATCGATGCCGATCGATCGGCGGCGTTGGGATCCCGCATGGCTCCGGCCCGGAGAGCTGCCAGATCCACGGCGTCGCCTAGGTGCATGGTGGTGTCTCCTGGTCGGATCCACCGACGCTTCATTTCGATTGCAGCCTTACAGGCCGCCGCGTTCGCCAAGTGTCCGTGACTGCACGACACGGCCAGCCATCGCTTCCACTTGCGGATCACTTTCATTTTTTATCCTCCGCTCCCGGCAACCCGTGCAGGACGGCGAGAATCTGACGGCACGCCTCCCGGGACGTAGCCGCTGCCACGCTCTCGTCAGCTGCGCCTTGCAGTGCCATATCGGCGATCACGCCGAGCTGTAATTTCAGCGTGTGCATGTAGGTGCAAAGATCCAGCACCTCGTCCCACGCGTCCTTCCATACCGGCCGCCGCCACAGGGCGCCGCCGTGCTCGAGCTGACCTTTCACGTACTTTGCGGATACGTCGTTCGTCAGGTCGTTGATGATCGTCGCAAGGTGTTTCCTATGTTCCGGCGACATGACCTCCGGGCTCATCGTGAGCTCCATGGCCGTTTTGATACCAGTCCCCTGCCTTTTGCTGCCTTAGGCTTTTCCACGACTTGTTCCACAGGACTATGTGGAATGTCACGCCATGAACTATATCGGCCATCTTGTAAGTGACCGGTTTCCCAGCTTATGGCGGTCAGGTTAAACGTCAGCCCGACGTGTTCGCCAAGCCGGAAAGCTGTTTCGTCGTCCCAATCCGTATCAAACAGATCCCCCTTGGCTGCTTTTAAAATTACGTAATCAAACGCAAGTCCGTAATTGTGATATGAGGTGCCGGGCTTTGCCTGCGTGACGATCTTACCCGGACGCGTCCTGCCCTGTGCGTACAGCATCGCCTGCTCCTCCATGGATCTCCTACCCGTATAAATTAGCGGCTGGATCCGGCTGTTCTGCATCTCCACCAGCCACCCGCGGACACGTTTCTGGAAGTCTAGATCCAGTGTTTCAATACAGCGGAGCGTCCGAGCCGTTGCCTCCGCCAGACTTGTCATCGCCTCGCTCGCTCTCTTTCAGTTTCTGCCAGGCTGTCAGATAGCGCTTTGAGCGATTGCGCAAAGAGATCTCGATAAGCCTGCGGACAGGGTTTGTTTGTTCGTTCGGCTTTGTCCCACTCGTAGATAAAGTAAGAGACCGTGTCCGGGCTTGGCGGCGGGCCGTCTTGCGTTTGCGAGACCGTCGCACAGCTTGCCAGCCCGAGGCTAAGAATCAGCAGGAGGGCGTTTCGTCCACCACGCATCGATGTCTCTCAGTCTTTTCCGGCGTTCCAGTTCGATCGCTTCAAAGTTTCGCTGGGTCGGGGTCTTGCGGTTCAGTGCGTAAAGGATGATTCCGATCAGTCCACTCACCGCCGAAAGAACCGCGGCGATCATGTTCCCTTATTTGCGGGAGATTTTGCTGATGAAATCGACGATCTTTTGCAGGGTCGCTTCCGGTTCGTCCCCGGGGAACAAAGTTGCGACTGCGATGGCGGCCGTCAGGAGAGCGGTGACTGCGCCCAGGATCTGCGTCCCGTGGCTGATTGCATAGGATAGAGTTTCGTTCATGCCCTTTGGGCAGTGTCAAAGACCGAATCGGCGTTTGATCAGTTCCCACGCCGTGCTGACTACGGCTCCGGAGATCAGCGCAACCAACCACAGCTTCGTTTTGATCGTGTGAGCTTCGCGTTCAATGTTCGTCAGGCGCCCGTGATATTCGCCCAGGCTGGCCTGTGAGCGTTCTAAAAGGTCGAGCACGACTGTCTGGCGAGTCTCCACCCGGGCCACCGCTTCCCGTACCACGGAAAGGCGTTCAGAAAGTTCGGCGATCTGGTCAGTGCTCATAATTTTGCGTTTTCTGCTCCATCCGCAATCCTCACCCATTCGTTGCCCTGAGCGTCAGTCCATCGAATAATAAATCCTTCCGCTTCTAAAAAACGCAAAGCCGCATTGAACTGACGATAATCAGCTCCGTCTTGAGTTTCGGCAGCCATATCTCAAAACGGTTTCTCACCGCCTGCCCGGGCCGCGTCGCCCATTGTCGGCGTGTTGGTATATCGTGTTAAAAGTTCGGCCTGTTCCCGATGACTAGAGCATGCGGAAAAAAACACGCACAATAAAAGCAGGCTAATTATAAATCGCATATTTAGTGTTAAGATACGCCTCGACTTGCTGACGCTCTGAAATTGTAATGGCACGATCATAAATTAAGATTTCTGCTATATCTCCTTGAAATCCTCCATATTCTGGAGATAAGGGCTCTCGATCTGAACCAGCATTACCAATTCCTATTTCAATGTTAACAGCATTAATTTGACTAACAGAAAGCGAAGCACTTACTTCGTCTCCATTAATATACATTGCTTGATATTCATTTGTTACATCACTAATTCCCTCATGAATTATCCATTGATTTGCATATGATGTTTCAGTTGATGACCAATCCCAATTAAATCCATCAGATATATCCATTGCTCCAAAAGCATTTGTCCATCCATTGTCACCATTAATAAATTGAGCAGTTAATGAAAATTGTGAGTTTGATTCTGATGCCAAATCTGTCTTTGCAACCACTTCTGCCCAAACATTCCCAGAATCATTATATTTATAAACTCCTATAACTGTAAGATTCCCAGTATTTCCGATTGAACTTGGTGCTGTTTTTAAAACAGTTAAATCTCCTCCATTCCCAAATCTAATTACTGGTTTTCCATTTACAACATTGGTTACAAAGGTTGGGCTGTAACCACCGTAATCAGTTGTATTGTTACCATTTCCACTCTGATCGGCCCAAGCAGTAACAAAAGATCCAGAAAGAGAAACACCTGCATCAGATTTGAGCCAAAGCGATAAGTTTGGTATATCAGAAGGAGAAAATGGCAAACCACCAGAGGCAGAAAACACGCGATTCTTATGCAGTCCTAAGCCCAGCGACAGGCTTGGCATATAATTAATTTCCCCGCGTGTAGGCGATGGCTTTGCCAGTGGCCAGTTGAAAGGCGGTGACGGCCGCAAACACGACGAACCCGGCTGGAAAGGTCACGCCGGTCAGAGCGTCACCCGCAAGGGCGGTCTGACTGACGGACGTGAACTGGCCGTCGGCGATGAATTGAATGGCCTGAAAGTTGCCCGTTACCACGGCCGTCCCTGTCGATACTTTGCCACCAAATTCACCAACGCTAAGTGACGTGTCCTGATTGATTTGAAAGTCGTAAGCCATAACAGATTTAAATAAGTGTCAAGCGCTAGTACCCAAGAACTGTAATTCTGAAAGTGGCAGCGCTTTGTGTTTTGCTTAAGGTTGTGCCGTTCAGTGCATCAACGTGGATTTGATTGGCAGCTATTACGTGACCAGAGAAAATAAGGCCTTCTGTCAATGCTGCCGGCAATCCAAGTAAAACAATATCGTTTGCCGTAACTCCATTGATTGAAACGGTAACTGATGTCGTCGAATTTGCGTTAATTGTCCCAAAATTAATTGAAGTTGTTACTGTTAGCGTTTCAGTTGATTCTGGAACGATCCCATAGGTCGTGCCCGTGTTTGATAGTAATCCCAAATTAGAAAGCGCAGAAACGACATTCCCACTATTTTGCTGTGAAATAGGTGTCGTGCCGTAAAAAGCCACACTTCCAGTTCTTGACGCAAAAGCAGCGTCGGTTTCTGTTTTTGTATAATAAGAATCTCTTGCCCCTGGAACCGTGCTACCTGCCGCAATCAGATCCTTGCGAATCGTAACCGTTCCCTGGTAAATGGTTTTAGGCGTTCCCGATTGGGTAAGCTCAATTTCCAGTGTGGGCGTAATCGTGGTCTCTGAAGTGTCTGAAAACGCGCCGTCGACTTCTGCGGTATTGATTGTGAGCGTCGTTTGACGCATTGGGATGAATTGAATTCCGCTTGCGTCCAGCGAAAGAGCCGTCGTGATATTTGTCAGCGCAAGGCGACCCGTAAATCCCAAAATATATCCACCCCTGCCGTTTTCCTGCACGCTGATGTTTGAAGTGATTGTGTTAATCCCGGCCGAGATTGCCGCTTGGACAGACACGGCTGATTGAAACAGCGGGATGGCCGTTGTGGAATTTGACCCCCAAACCAAAGCAAACGACCCCCCGCGCGCCAGCGGCCCCACCGCAAGCTCCCACGTTTCGTTTTTTGTTGTCGTTCCCGCCTGCAATTTTGTGAGAGTTAGCTCACTGGCTGTTGGCGTGGTTGTAAATGTATCGGCATAAACAATCGGATTCCGAACCAATTTTACAACCTGTTGAGCCGACACGTTAGCCGATGGATTGCGAAGGGTGTTGATAATAACAGAGCTTGTGGGAAAAAGCGTGAACGTGTCTGAGCCAAACGACATAGCCGTGTTAGGCTGAGTGGCCGTAAGCAAATAGGCGCCATAGGATCCCTGTCCGTACAGCGTTACGGTGGAGACGTTGTTTGAAATTGCATTGTAGACGGAGATTGCGGTGGAGTTGTAGGCAATAGCCGAGGAAGTCGTGCCATTAATTGCGAGCTTAAATGAGCCGGAAGACGGGGACTGCTCAATACTCCCGATTCCGACCTTTAGGCTTGAGCTTCCGTAGTCAATATCATCCAAGGATCCGTTGGCCTTTTTTTCGAGCAAACGAAGTCGCAGGGTATAGGCATCGTTTCTTGTAAGAGTAGGCAGTGAACCTCCGACTACGCTACCACCGTCGACCAACTGGCCGGACGACGTGTCGACATATAGGTCTAGAGTAGAGGCCATTTAGGGTAAGTAGGTGTCAATTTTGTCAGCGAAGTAACAGCGTGATTCCTCCGCCTTGCCAAATATTGGGATCGCCGTTGGGATTCGGGAAACAACCAAAAGAAACAACGGATGGATAATTCGGGCCTCCGGTGCCTCCAATGTAAATTGTTGTTCCCGCAAAAGGTGCAAAATAAGAATTGTAAGAACCAGTTGAAGTGTAAAAAGCCCAGTATCCGCCTGATATAAATATTTTGTATAGCGATCTATTTATATCTGTTGGAATTATCAGTTTATATGTTACCGCTTCACCAGAGGCAAAATAGTATTGTGTTCCAACAACCATAACACGATCCCCAACAATTCCTGTTGATTGGGTTGGCGTTGCTCCACCGGCCACAGGCTGTAAATAGCTAACCCGCGTCCCATCATAATGCGGCTCGACGTACATGTCCGTTCCGGCCGTGAGTTTATACTGTCGCAAAAGGTCGGCTGCGTATTCCGTGCGATTGATCATGCCATTCACCAGCTCTGTGGTTAGCGTTGCCCCGCTGGCCACTTTGGACAACCGCGGCCTGATCATTGTGTAACGGCGTTTATAACGGCGCCTTGCGGCGTAAAATTAATTGTAATGTTATTTCCCGCTACTGGCTTTTGATTTTGTGCGACCAGCACCAGATCCTCAATGCGATCAATAATGCTGTTGATATAATCGGACGATATTCCAACGCCGTGAGGAGTGGCTCGAATCGTGCGCAAAGGTTGACTTTTGCCCGGCAGTTTTGGCGGTGAAGGATTTTCAGCCATAACCTTAGAACGGGTAATTTACGTCAGAAAAAGAGTTCACCCTGCCAAAGTTGATTGTGCCGTCTGTTTGATAAAAGATGTCTGTGCCCCTGAAATACTCGGTAAATTGCTCCTCAATCTGATTGAATAACCCTCTGCGCTGGAAACTGATGCCAGACTGTACGTATCCGGCGTAAATCCATTCGTTGGCTGGGGAATAATTTATAATAGGAGGACCGACAACTCTTGTATTTCCGCCACCGACCGGATTCGCTTTATTATATGCATCAAACGCAGCGACCGCTGCCGTTGTTTGTTCGGAAATGTTTTTTGACCGGCGATATTCCCTGCCCCTTGGATTGGGCGGCATGGTTGTCCCGTTGATAGAAGTTGGCATAAGCCTTTTTGTTGGAATGGTTAGGCTAGTTCCGCCAAGATTGAGAGAGATATTCCCTCCCTTGAGCGTATCAAACAGCGAATCTTGCGTGATATATTTCACGACGATTGCGGCGTCGGCTCCATAGACTCCAACGCCCGGCTGCCCAACTGCTGTAATGTAAGCCTTGGGCAGCCCAGAGGCCGTATCTAAACCAACGTATGTAACGCTAAGATCCGCCAGGTCGCCGTCGACCGGGTTTACGGCCGTTGTTTCAACAAGCATCCTTGTGTACGTGGTGGAAGCGGAAGAAAACGAGCTGTGCTTGGTGCCGGCATCCGGCTCAAGGGTGGCTATATCCGCAAGCCTGATCGTGTAGTTTTCAGTCATCGTCACCAAACCATCGACACTGGTCGACTTGGTTGTCTTGCGGAGAATTTTACCGCCATTATTTAGCGTTGTGTTTGTGATGACGGCGGCCATATCAATATGCAGATTTTAAAATCGGCACTCCTAGTTTGTCGTCGATTTTCGTTAGGATATTAGAAACGATTTTTTGCATTGTGTTAAAGCTGTTGAGCAAATCAGAGTTTTGTTGTCTTTGCATATTCCCCTCGGTTTGAGTAAGGGCGTTAATCTGCTCGTTATCCCTAAAGCTCCGGCGTTCACCAGGTCTTGCGCCTATGCTGGAAATTAGCGATACGTCCGTTTGCCTTTGCTGTTGTTGCCTTTGCATGTCGATCTGTCGAACCAATCCGCCCATGCCCATGCGCTCGGCAGATGCCCGGACGCGATCCAATATGGTGCCAGACGCCTCCATGCCGCGCAAAATGGCTTCGCGTTGTTTCATGGCAGTTTCCTTTTCAAGCTCCAAGATTCGATTCTTTTCGTCACGAGCGAATTCCGCATCCCGCATCATTCGATCAAATATGGTTTTTTCCCTGTTTTCTTTTAATCGTGCCTCTTCTTGCAGCGAGAAAATTTCTTCATCATATAGACTTTTATCTAACTTTTTCTTTTCGTCAGTTGTATCAAGTCCAGAGGTCATTCCTATTTCATTTGTTCTGGCTTTATTCCCTGTCGTGGTAGACGCCTTTGCCGAGTCAAAGAATTTAATAAGCGGACGAATGGCTGCAAATCTTGCGTACTCTTCCACTGCGTCCATGATTGCGGATGCTGTGACGCCAAAGGCGAGAACAGCCATATTTTGAAATGCTTTTAGTGCGTCACTAGCGGCTGAAAGTTGGGCGATTGTTTCATTTGAAAAAACGCCCATCGATTTGCCGTTTTCCGCAATCACGTCTGGGCCCATGCGCAGGGTTTCCATTAACGAGGCAGCACCCTTCCCGGCTAATTTTGTTGCCACGGCAAAGTCCTGCATTCCAAGGGATCCGGACGAAACGGCTTTTGATAAGGCCATGAACATATCCTGCGGACTCATGCCCTGAAGATCTGCAACTGTAAGACCTATTTTCTCAAAAGCCTTTGCAAGTTCATCGTTTCCGCCGATGGCATCCCCTGCGTTTTTGGCCAGTTTGTTCATGGCGCTGGCCACGTCTTCAATGCCGGCCCCGCTTAAACTTGCAGCATTCCCAATTTCTTGAATTGAATTCGCCGCAAGGCCAAAACGATTGGCTAAATCTTGAAGTTGATCGCCCTTTTCAATGGCGGTGGAAAAACCAGAAATCAACTTATCCAGGGCAAAGGCTCCGGCGATTGTTGAGCCGGCAGTTTTTGCGAATTTGGTGAGTGAGGTTTGTGCCGACACTAGGCCTTGATCAAACCCGGAGGCGTCTAGGGCAAGTTTGGCTGTTGCAACGGCGTCCATTATAACCCTGCCTTTTTGCGTTCATAATTGGCGATGATGGATAGCCGCTTGATCATTTTTACTACTTGTATGTCAATGGACTTCTGCACCGTGGACTTGCTTATGACGGCAGAAATCCAAGGGATCGTGTTGGTCATCGATATGTAAGGTTTTGAAAAGGCGCCTATTTTTACTTGCGAGTTATCCACAACCCGGCCGCCCCCGGTGTGTCGATATACCCATTTTGGGATACCTTTGAATCCTCCAAGAATCCCAGCACAGACGGCCCAGCCGGATTTTGCGATACCTACATTTCCACGTTTTTGTTTAAAGTATTTTGCAAGTTCGGTTTCCTTCGTAACAATTTGCCGAACAAATTGATTTTTAGGGACTCGCCTACGTGGGCCAAATCGTGCGTTATCATGTGCGCTACCGCGATCAAACCCTCCGATTTGAGTGTAAATATAAGGCTTATAGTTCAGCCGATTGATCAAGCTCTGTGCGTTACTTTGTGCCCTAACACCTTTTTTCCCCTTTCCAAACGATTTGCCCAAGACAATCGCAGCCAACGCAGCGGCGGCCTGCTTGGCATTCTGTGTTTTTGTCTTCCCAACCGGAAGCGGTAACGAGGCAATTTCACGAACGGCCGTGGGCCCGGATTTGTAAACGCGATCTATATCGCCTGTTACAGCTTTTTCTCCGAGAGATTTTGACTTTGCATCTAAGCCGAAAGGTTGTGTGGCGTTTGCAAGGCTGACGCAAAGTGAGCGAGCCTGTATCCTCATTTCCTTTGCGGCCTCAAGTTTTGTTTTCCCAACAAAAGCCTTTAATGCGTTTTGAAGTTTAGTCGGATTAACGGTCAGACTTGCGCTCATAGTCCTAACGCTTTCTCCATGTCACGAAGATCGGATGGAATGACGGAACAGGGGCGACGCAGTTTGGCCCCATTCATGTACATAAAGACGTGCTCGGCCTGATGAACAATTTGCAGCGGTATTTCCCAAAGTATATGCGTCAAAGACCATCCGGTCTCTTTTGCCAGGACGAACACGCTGGATGCGGTTCCCCCTGGCGTCACCCGTTTCCCGGCGGTTGGGGCGTACCAGACGGGACAACATTTACTTTTGACTTATTTGATTCGTTTAAAATGTTTGCCACAAGAATGCTGGCCACCTCTCGATCTTCTTCGGACATTTCATCCGACCAATCCATGACACGTTCCCTGAAAAGATCCCGATCCCATGCCAATTTGATCGCTTCTTTGCGATTTTTCGCCAGTAGGATGTGAAGGTAAACAAATGAATAAACAAAAAAGATGGGACTATCTGCCTCATTCCTTATTTGAATCATTAAAAGCCGGCTTCCTTCTGTATAGGGCGCTAGGCGTTGATCCTTAAAAAAACGATCCGGGCTTACAAAAGAAGAGTTTAATTCCGCCTCTAGATCTGTGTCGCTCATAGCTTGTTTAAAATGGCTTTTTTTAGCTCAGGACGGGCCTTCTCTGCGACCAGTAGCGTCTGCCCGCCTCTTTGTATGGATAAAATTCTTTCTGCACGTTTTACAAGCCCGAGGAGTGTCTCTCTGTTCTGAAGCGCCGCCCTCACGAACCTGATCGACGCATCCTCCGGGCTTTTCATTTCCGCCCAGGTGCGTTCCATTTCAGCCCTAGCGTCCTGTCCTTCGCCATCTGTAAACCAAAACGTTACTTGCTCCCGCCCGTCTTTTACGATTCGGGTCACGGGATCCATGGGTCTCAGCTTTGCGCCATAGGCAGCGGCAGCGGCCGCCACTTTAATGTTTGTTGTACCCCAGAAGCTATCAACCATTTTAGGATCTCATTTTAGCCGCTTTTGGCGGGTTAGGTCATGTTGGGGAAACGAGTCGCAGAGACATCCACCGTGACAAATCCGTCGGAAGTCTTATTGACTGTCACAGAATCCACAATGATTTTGCCGGAAGTAGCGGCAGCGTTTGCAAGCGTTGTAAGAACAGCGCCGGCCGTGGTGGAGTAGGTGCCGGTGATGGTGGTGGAAAATGCAAAAGTGTCGGTGGGGTTGTAGACTGACGCGCCGACAACTTCCCCGCTCGAATTGCGAACTTCTGCACGCTCAGTATTCCGTGTTTCGGTAAAGGACTGAACAAGTCCGCCTGTTTCCGCTGAAATGCCAAATTGAAGACCAGACGTTCCAATAATTGTGGCTGCCATATTGTCCTATTTTTTGTGTCAACTTGCGACGCTGTTTGGGTACGCAATTACTGCCAGTTTAAAATTGCGCTTCATACTGCGTTCTTCGCTGTCTGCCTCAGCGTCGCTACTTTCCAGCTTTGCGTTGTAACAGCGGGCCGCGCCGATCGCTGTGGTGGCGTTGAGTCTGGCCGTCAGGCTTGTCGTATCATAAAACGCTTGAAGGATTTTTGAGCATTTTTGCGTGTGTGCCGCCAGCGTCGTGTCGTCATAGCGCTGTTCTAGGATGATCTCGACCGGCACGCTGAACACGCCGGATCCCTGCACGGGCTCTTCGGTTCCCATGGTGGCCTTAATGACGATTGAAGGCGGTTTATTTTCTGTCAGATCGTGCGACAGGTGGTAGTCTTGCCCGGTGACGGTGGTAGAAAGGAGCTCTTGAAAGGCGCCTTCGATTAGGCGATCGAGCATGGTGACGGCGGGCATATATTCGCCACTTTGTCACCCCTAGAGCTACTTAATCTGGTAAGAGTATGCGATATTTCTTATATTTTCACAAATTGATTCAAAATTTAAAAGGTTGTCTTGAATTGATTCCGTGTAAGAAAGCATTTCATTTATCCTGTTTTTAGGCATTTCCCTGGCGATTGCATACCCATCTGCTGCGTTATTGCAAATAATTGCAACATTCTTCCAATCGACCTTATCCGCAAAAGGCAGAGAATGAACGTCAGACACATAAATGGGTATGCACTTTAGGCGAATCGCCTCATAAAGCCTGAAACTTGTCCCGCCATATCCTCTCGGACAAAAAGCAAAAGTAGCTCTCGCCATATCATTAAAGTTTTCTGCTTCATCTTCTTTGCTCACTACTGGGTTCCATTGTTTTAGCCTTACAATGACCCCAGGATCTTGTGCAAATTGCAAAATATCCTTACGGCAATCGTGAGTTATTGAGCCACAAAAATGAGCAAATATATTCTTTTCAGCCGGTAGATATGGGAAATCTCCCGCAATCAGTGGTATTGGTATTGTCCCACCTACTTTACCCCCGGCGGAAAAGTATTTTACCCTGTCGCCCCATATCTTGATCGGCGCGTCATCGTGAGTCGCAATACAAAAAGAACCATCGGCCGTCTCCCTGCTGGCAAGCTCCATGCAGCAGTTTAGTACAATTTCACGCGAGCAACTGTTGATAATGCGAGTCCAATAAGCAGGGATAAATTTTGGATCATTTAAAAAGTAGTCACAAGCATACTCTTCAAATGTTTTGTTTATTACGTAAGGTGGATATTTTTGCCCCTCACGAACGTCAGCACCAACTATTTTATACACTTGTACCCGCCTCTGCGACCCTTGATCTTACCTTTTCAAGCAAACGAATTTTCCCATCCACACCCTCTATCCAATTTGCGTGATGTGCTACTATGCCTTTTGGCGGATGCAGCTCCTCCCCGTCCCATACCTTAAAAGTGCTGGCTCCGTGCGTCCACCAAGTATCAGGCATGTAGCCATATTTTATTCCAGATCGTCCGCTTCTAAGAATTACGTTTAAAGCGTGCTGATCATGCTGAACGCTTTTATTTTTTACCATATCGGTTGCCAGTTGAAAAAGTCCCGCAATTTTTGGAGATGGATTGGCGCAAAACAACCCCGCGCAAAGATGCCCCTGCCCGTCGTGTTGAAATGCTATGTCATATTCTTTTAAAGTATTTTCAACATCATTCTGTATTGGCTTAAAGAATTGAACATCACAGTCCGAGTGGACAAACACTTCGTTTCCTTCTGAAAGTTTTTGACATAATTCCAGCTTTCTTAGCATAGATGCGTTCCAATTATCTCGCATGTATACCCCCGAACATTCCTGTGGAATTTCATCTATAATTAAATTTAGATTTTTATCTTTGATGGAAGGGATGAAATAATTCTCTGCCAGCCTTTTATGGGTATTGCTGTAAAAAGAGTGAAGAATCATAATTGATATGCCTCATTGTATTGGGCCGCATTGGTTGAGCGGTAACCCAAGTTTTTAAATTTTTCAACACAAGAGGAGTGTTTTTGACCTTTTGTAAAAACTCCATCTGAATGCAGAACCTCAAACTCTATTCTTTGAATCTTATATTTCTTTATATCTAGCCCAAGAATTATATCACAATCTAGTCCCTCAGTGTCTATGTAAAGCCGGTCGCATTCTGTAATTTTGTTTAAATCAAAGAAGTCGGCAAGAGACAAGGCCGGGACACTTATTGTATTGAAGTCTGCGTGGCCATGTTCAACCAAGTGATTGATAAAAGTCGAGGCATGTTCATTAAATGATTTTGATTTTGGAATATGAATGTTTATGAATTGATCATTATTTGCCACGATCGCAAGGTTATGAAATCTTGCCTGATGAAAATCCGAGTATGTTTGTTTGCAATCCTCGAGGGCTTCTAAATTAGGCTCTATAAGATGAATTTCTTTAATGCATTTATTGTTTTTAAAGCAAAAATCTAGGACATGATCCCTGCCGTTGTTGCACCCAATTTGAACAACAATCATAATTAAAAGATGGGCGCACCGTTGCGCTCCTTAAATATTTTCTCTCCCTGCTCGTAGTTTTCTTTTGCGTTGTGGCGCTTAAATTCTTCGTCTTGCGGTGCGCCGGTGAAGAATGGGTTGTTATGTTTGAAAACCACGTCTTTCGCGTCCACGATCACGCCGTCAAATTTTGCCCTTTGGCTGAATTCGTTATCGGAAAAGATTCCCGAGCATTGATCGTATTCAGCCGCAAACATGGCGCCCTGATCGTCTAGTCTTGCCCGGGTCATGATTGCCATACACAGCAGGTCGTCCTGGCGGTGGCCGTCGCTGATTGCCAAAACCTTTGGCTTGCTGGTATCGCCTAGCCTATCGATCAGGATCTGATCCCAGTGCAGCGGCGGATCCCAATCGTCGGAACCTTGCAAGATGATCTCGCCTTGCGCCACGGCGGCCGCCCTGTTCCAAGCGGCGATGCAGCTCCCCTTCCCCATAATCGGCCCCCACGGTTTGAGCGTCTTCGCCTTGTCATCGTCGTCGTCGCATGAAAAGATCCACTCGACGGCCGCCGGATCGGCCGCCTTTTTCATCCACAGGATCCGGGCGTTGATCGCTTCCTGTGGGCGCCCGCGCGTGGCGTGACAGATTGAGATTTTGATTGGACGAATTTTTCGCCAGCTCGCCCATACGCGGTCGGCCTCTTCGTTGTCACCGATTGCCCGGCAGGCTGAAATATAAAGATCAGTACATTCAAAATCGTAAACAATACGCTGGGCGTTCCACACCTTCACGCCCGGATCGGGTTGCACCATGGCGGATTTTAATAAGTGATACGCCTTGCCCCAAGCCCCTGCGCTAGCTTCCTCTCTTGCCAAATAGTAAATTGCTTCCCTGCGTCCAGGATTCATTTCATGCGCTTTTTGATATAAAGAAATTCGAGCTGCACGATCTGCCGTGGCTGTGGCCTGATTGCATGCAGATTCATAAGCAAGAGTTTCTTCTTGTCCTGGCCAAACAGCGGCAACGTGTGACCACGGCTCGGATTCTGCACGCCGATTCCCTAAGAAAAGTTCCTGCTGATAATAGTACGCGTACTTGCCAGCCTCGCTTAGTTGCGCTTTGAGAATGCGCAGATTCCGATCAGCGCTTCCCTGCTTGTATCCGCCCGGGTGATGCTCAACCCAAACAGCCTGTTCTCCGATTGAAGTCAATCCCGGAAGCGGTAACAGCGCCTCATGTACGGCGTAGTTCCATCGGCCCGTCCATCCGCTTTCGATTTTCTTGACCATCCGTTCCCGTACTGGGGTCAGTTTGGCGTTTAAAACCGCATAAACTCCGGCATAGATGCCGACCTTCGGATCGGATTCAAACGCCGCCACGGCCCGTTTAAACGCGTTTTTTAGGTCTTTATGGGGTAGGTCATCGCAGTCGACCCATACGGCATAGTCCCCGGAGCAGGCGTCCAGTGCCTTATTGCGAGCGGCTGCAAAGTTGTCGATGTGCGGCCAATCGGCTCCCGCCGATGCGTTGTGATATTCTGTGATGACGGCCCCAGCCTTTTCAGCGATCGCTCTGGTGCCGTCGTCCGGCCGGGATCCCTGCGCCATGCAGACGACCAGTTCATCGCAGAACGGCTTGAATGCGGAGAGGCAGCGTTCCATGAATGCGGCCTCATGGCCTGCAATCATGTAAATTGAAATTTTAGGATTTCGGGTGGCCACGTTTAAACCTCTCGAAGTCCTAGCACGTAGCTGCCTATCGATGTATCAATCGACGCCACCCGATAGCTGACCGAGTTGGCCAAAAGAATGGAACCGATCGTCGGAGCTGTGGCCATGTTTGCCACGTCGATGGTGAACGTTGAATTTAGATCCAAATCAAAACCGCCTAGCTCGACGTTTTCCTTGCGTGAGATTGTGGACAGGATCCCGGTGACGCTTGTGGATCCGATGGTGGCGGCGGTGCCGGTCTGGGTGTAAAGAGCCGCCAGACTTTCCTTCAGGCATTCAGTAAATTCAGACATTTGAGGATTTCTTAAAGTGGAAAGGGCGGTGAGCCTTTCAGCCCACCGCCCTCCCCGGGTGAATTAGCTGCCGTTGATACGCACGAGGCTGTTCGGTTCGCCGGCCTTCACGCCGTAGATCAGCGCGTAGGTGCGTTGGAGAAGTCCGAGCCGGACGTCATAGCTCTCGCGAACCATGACAGAAAGTCCGGTGCGGGGTTCAGTCACCACGCTGATGTCGCCGGGGATCGGGACGCCAGTGGGGACTTCAGGAACGCGGGCTGCGATCAAGAGCGCCTCACGCTGGGCGAAGAATCCGCCAAGGGTGATGCTGTTGGAAGGCACCGCGCTGTACATGTTGATGTTGAAACCAGCAACGGATCCGATGCCAGCCGTGCGAGCCTGTTCACCGCTGATCTGAGCGTTCGCCACGATGGTCGAATCATTCAAGAGCCGACCATAGAACGAAGGAGCGAGAACCGCGTACCGATCGTGCTGGGGAACGTTATTGTTGTTGAGGGTGATCCCAGCCGACACCACGGAGGCGTAGCTGAAGGTCGCCGAGCTCTGCGTGAGCGCGGAGGTGAAGCTGCTGGAAGTAACGAGCGCGAGCAGGTCACCGACCATCTGCAACCCGAGAGCGTGAGCGGCCGCACCTGCGAACCGTTCGATTAGGTTGATGTTGGAGCTGGTACGCTCTTGATCGTCCACCGAATACGAAACGTGTTTAAATTTGTTCAGAGTGATCTGAACGTCGGTCTGTGTGGTAGCTGTCGCCACGTAGCCGTTTGCCTGC